TTGGATGCCAAGTCTATGGAGCGTTTTGATTTCCTTGACCGCAACATGATCAACATTGATCTGGCCTTGGGGTTCTTGTCTGATGAGAACCGCCTGACCCGTCAACAACTGATCATGCAGGCCCAACAAGGGTTTGCACAGGTCATGATGCAACTTGACCCAAGTGTGCCTGAAATGTTTGTCAAGGCTCGCCGTCCGTTTGAGGACACTTTGTATGCTTTGGGCGTGAAGAACTGTGATTCTTACCTGCCGACTATGGAAGAAGCTGCAAAAGTAGCTCAAGCCAAGGCACAACAAGGGCCGGGCGTTGCTGAACAGGAAACCAAATCTAAGGTGGACTTGAACAACGCCAAGGTGCAAGAATCACAATCTGTGGCTGCTTTGAACATGAAGAAAGCCGAAGATGTGGACATGGACAACTACTTTGAGATGCAAGCCATGAAGAAAGGCAAACTCTCAGCTGTAGAAATTGATTAAGGAATAGGAAATGAAAAGTCTAGTAAAGAATATCCGGGATTACTTTAATCGCCGGACCAAAGCAACCGATTCATATAAGGAGGCCAATGCTGAAAAACGAACTCTGGTAATCCAAAACGGTGAGGCCGCGACCCGGTTATTGCTGAACGTGGATTTTGCATTGATGTTTAACCTGTATAGGTTCAACATGTTGGAGAGGCTTGAAGAAGCCAAATCTGACGAGGAAAGAATAGGCAACGCATATTATGTTGCTGGGGTGCGTGATTTCATTGACTTCATTGAGAAGAGTGAATATCTCGCTAAGGTAGCTAACAAAAAAGCTTAACTTAACGAAATAAGGTAATATATGTCAGACGTAATCGAGCAATCGACCGCCACTGAGCAAACTGGTGCAGTACAAACTGGTGCAGTAAATCCCGCCGATGCTATCGCTGCGATGATCGCCGCTAACGAGCGTAACGTCCCGCAACCCGAAAGCACGACTCCACCAGCCGGACAAGCTCCAGCGAAAGCTGTTGCCCCGGAGGCGGCTCCTGATGAGGAAGCCGAACCTGAAAATAGTGCATCTGAGATTGATGATGCTGTAGACAAAGAAAATACTGAAGATTCCACCGATGGTGTAAATGACGCAGTTAACTTTCTGGAGTTTGCAGAACAGAATCCTGACATGTTGTGGAGAATTCCTAATAAGGACGCCGATGGTGGCTTTATTGAGATCCCAGTATCTAAGGCGGCTGCTATCCTCGGTCAAGGTAGTGCTATTCATGAAAATGCGCGCAAGCTTAAAACCGAACGTGCTGATTTTGAAGAATATGAAGCCAATCGCAGGAAAGAACTCGATGGTTTGCAAATTGGTTTAGAGCTGACTATTCAGCCGCAGTTGGAAACAGCCGCAAATGAATTGGTTACTCTTCAGCAATATAACCAGCAATGGACGCAAATCAGGGATTCGGCTACTGACGAGGTTCAACGTAGTGAAGCAGAGGCGGCTATCCGTCAAAACTCACAGTTGATCCAAGAAAAGAGCCAGTTCATTCAAGCGAACCGTCCGAAAGTTCAACAGTTCTATCAACAGCGTTCTGCATTCGTGCAGGAGCAACTTGAGAAAGCCCGTCAGAGTTTCTCTGATGCCGAACTGAAGAATAAGGCGACTTACTCCGAACTACGGGATAAGCTGTCTAAGGAGTGGAAAGGCGCTAATGGGTCATTTGTCCCAGGTGTACCGAATCTTGATTTGGTTTCCAGTGATGAATATCTGTTGGGGTTAATCCGTGACGGTATGAAGTTTAGGGATGGTCCGAAAATGCGTAATGCTGGTGGTTCGTTGGCTGCGGCTAATAAACCTAGTGCAAAAGCAAAGACGGCTCCTGATAACAAGACTGAAGAACTTCAAAAGAAAGCGCAATCTGGGGATAAGAAGGCAACGCAAGAACTTTTGGCAACATTGCTGGCGTCTAATAAGCGCCGACCTCGTTAATCTTCACAGGAGAATTTAATGTCTACTATCACCTCTGCCGCACTTGGCAATGGTAACGGTTCCTATACAACCGACATCGTGGTCAAAGACCTCGACATGACCGTGTCTAACTATGTTAAAGACCGCACCCCGGTTACTAACATGGCTATGTCCAAAAAGCGCAAAGTCAATTCGACTCTGCACATTTGGCCTAATGACTATTTCCGTGTCCCAGCATTGAACGCTAAATTGGAAGGTGCATCTGTCGATTCGACCGCTGCTGCTTCTAACACTCGTTCTAACTTGGGCAACTACACCCAGATTTTCACGACCGTGATTGGTGCTACTGGCACTGCCCGCGCTGTGGAACAAGCTGGTGGTGATCCTCAAGCCTATCAAGAAGTCAAGCAATTGACTGAGATTATGTTTGACGTTGAGCTGCAAATGTTGCGCGCTGACGGTGCTTCTATCAAGTACTCTGGTCAAGCCGCTACTCAAGGTTCTTCGCCTGACAATGGTCGCCGTTTTGGTTCTTTGTTCGCTTTCGCAGGCACTCGCTCTGGTAACCCTACCAGCGGTACTGGCGTCTTGAACATCGCTACCTCTGACAGCAACGATGCTATCGGAACCACTGCTTCTACTAACACGCCTTTCAACGGTTCGTTGGCTAATGCTGGTTTGGGTTACTTCTCGTTCGCAACTGGTCAAACCCTGCAAGCTTTCAGCCCCGTGTTGTACAAACAACTCGTGACTGTTGCTGAACAGCGTTTCAACGCCAAAATCACGAACATGGTTGTGCCTACCTCGTTGCGTACCACTATCTCTGACAACATTCCTCAGAGCCGTTCGATCAACCGTTTTAACCCTGCTGACAAGGGCGACACGATTGGTACTTACGAAGGTGACTTCAACTACACCTATCAGATCGATGACAGCTGGGTGATGGACCAAACTGGTTCTGACAACACCTCTATCCTGTTCTTGAACCCTGATGTGGTTCAGTGGGGTAGCTTGCGCGAATTGGGTCCTAACAATGAAGTGTTCTCCAATGCTGACGCCAGCTTGGACCAATACATTCTCGAAGGCACGCTCATTGTCCGCAACCCAGCAGGCGTGGCTGTCCTTGCAGGCATGACCACTGGCGCAGTAGTAACTACGGCACGTGCAACAGCGCAAGTTAAGAGATATTTGGCTTGATGACAATAGTCTGATGTAAATCAGTACATGCTAAATCAAAAAGGAGGTAAAATCTTCTTTAGGAGGACAGCATGTACGATTTACCAAAGACTAGAAAAGAAGCCTGTGAGGTGGGTTCAAAATCCTATTTCACAGGTCTATTTTGCAAACAAGGCCATGTGGCTAAACGATGGACTGCAACGGGCAACTGTTCAATTTGTCAAACAAACAGAACAAAAAGTTGGAGTGATAGAAATCCTGAAAAAGTTATTGCCTACATCAAATCAGATGAAATGCTTGAAAAGCGAAGGCAATATGGAAAAGATCACTACTATAAAAACAAACATATTTACATTGCCAAAGACGCCAAACGTAGGGCTTACAAATTGCAAGCAACTACCCAATGGGGTCAAGATGGTGTAAAAGCTTTTTATAAAAAAGCAAAGGAACTTGAAGCAATGAATCCCGGTGTCAAGTACCACGTTGATCATGTTGTGCCATTAGCAGGTACAAACGTATGTGGATTGCACAATCAATTCAATCTTCAAATTCTGTCTGCTTTAGAAAATCAACGCAAAGGCAAAGTATGGAATTGAACCTCAACAACGAAGAAGCAAAGATCAACGAGGATTACTATTCCAAAGGTATCCTTGAAGGTGGCATTGAAGGCCTTCTAATCAAAAACGACAAAATGTACAACGAGGTCAAGTCTGGCACTTGGTCGCAAACATTTAAGACAAAGAATATTGATTACAAGGTTGGTTCCCAAGACGGTAACAACTACGTTCAATATACCCAACACAATACTGATGGCATCAAGCAATATTGCAAAGAACGCCGAGAGTTTTACCAAACTATTGGAACTACGGACAATCCTTTCTTTGCTGGCACTTTTGAGGCTATGTGTCTCCCAAAATCGATTGCTCACGGGATCAGCTCAAAGTACTTTAACAATCGTCCGTGGGAACTGATAAAGCGGGAAAAAAAAGACAAGATTTTGTTTTACGCCATCGTGAACGAATACTATTCCGACTTTGTTTGTCATCCTTCTGGAAAGATCCCCTTACCATATAATCCAGCAATACCGACCAAGTGAGGAAGTTCTATGGCCCTATTCATTCAATCCGCTAACGTCTTGGTTAGCCGTGTTGCTGCATGGGTAGGCGCAATTCCTCAGTCTGTTGCTCTAACTGTTAGCTCATATAACGCTGGTGTTATCACCACTTCTTCAAACCCAACATCGTTGTTGATGGTCGGAGATTTCATTGGTACTAGCGTTATCGGTTCATTTGCAGCAGTTATTGACATCAGCAGCACTACTGTCACGGTAGATGATCCAGACGGCATCTGGACTGGTGTCGCAACTGGTACAACCATCCTCAAATTACCCACACAGTCATCGGTAGAGATTGTGTCTGCTATTCAGTTCTGTGAGCTGAAGATGCGTACTCTTGAACTGCCTGCGTTGCGCTCAGATCCTTTTGATTCCGTTGCTCCAACCACAATTACTACTGACTCGGCAGGTTTGGCTACTATTCCTGCGGACATGAACTGGCCTATTTTGTTTTGGCAGGAAACTCCCAATTCAAGCTTGGAAGAAGGTTCCCCTGGCGCTGGCATGGGTCCTTGGATCATGTATGACCGGGTAGGCGACAGAGAGATTATTCGCCGCCGCATGATTGACCAACTGTATGTACGTCCGTTTGGCGTTCCAAGGGTCATTAGAGCTTCTTTCTCTGAGGTTGGCAGTAAATATGTGTTTACTCCTAATCCTGGCGCTAACGTCACGATGAAGGCGTATTACATCAAAACATTTCCGTTCTTGTTTGGTGCTACTGGCGACACGGCTCGACCATTTGTGCAAAACAACGCAGTATTGGCTACATTCCCTGAAGGCTATTTCTATGGCACTTTGGAAAGCTATTACGACAAGAATAAGAACGTGGCTGAGGCTCAGAAGTGGGCTGTTCGTATGGATGAATCCTACGGTCTGATTGAAGATCAAAACTTCAAAGATAAGTGGTCTGGTGGTGATCGTCACCTTACCTCTGAATTCCAACCACGCGACTACAGATATTCGTTCAAATAGAGGTTCATAAATGGCAACCAATGGACTTTATGGTGGTAGTACAACTCAACCGGGTATCTATTTTGAGTGGTTGATATTCATTGAATCGGCTACTTTGCCTTCAACGCCTACTGGCGGTTCGTGGAATTTTTTAACTAACACTGGGACGCCTCCGTCTGGTTGGGCAACAGTTGCTCCACCTAACCCAGTTAACCCGGTGTACATGTCTACATCGATTGTTAACTCGTCTAGCAGTGCGACACTTGTTTGGTCTGATCCCGGACAGATCTTTCGTCCCGGAACACCCGGTGCAGCAGCGACCATTGCTGTTGGAACAACTACTACTGGTGCTGCTGGTTCATCTGCTTCAGTTAGCAATTCTGGTAACGCTTACGCTGCTGTATTCAATTTCACAATTCCTCGTGGTGATGTAGGTGCAACAGGCGCAACAGGTGCAACAGGCTCTACTGGAGCTGCGGCAACCATTGCTGTTGGTACAACCACTACGGGTGCTGCTGGTAGTTCTGCAAGCGTTACAAACTCAGGTACATCGTCTGCTGCTGTATTTAACTTTACGATTCCTCGTGGAGACACTGGTGCTACGGGCGCTACTGGTGCTACAGGTGCTACGGGTGCGGGCGTACCTACTGGTGGAACAACGGGTCAGATCCTTGCCAAAAACAGCGGTACTGATTACGACACAAGCTGGGTAACACTTGCTGGTGGCTTGCAATACAAAGGCGGCTGGAACGCTTCAACCAACACGCCTACGTTGGCTTCTGGTGTTGGAACAAACGGTTTTTATTATGTAGTTACGACTGCTGGTAGTACCAACCTTGATGGCATTACTGATTGGCAAGTTGGTGATTGGGCTATTTTTAATGGCACTATTTGGCAAAAGATTGACCAAACAAACACCGTCACATCGGTAAACGGTCAAACTGGTGCTGTTTCAGTAGGAACTGTTACATCAGTAACTGGAACTGCTCCTGTATTGGTTGCAACAGGCACTACAACTCCTGCAATTAGTTTAACTACAAGTGGCTCAAATTCTGTAGTTGTTCGTGATAGTAATTTAAACATTACCGCAAACTCAATCAATGAAGCATTTTCTAATGTTGCCGCTGCTGGTACAACTACTGTTTTAACAGTATCGTCTGCGCCTAATTTTGTAGTTACTGGTTCTGGTGGTCAAACATATCAATTGCCTGATGCAACTACATTGGCAAATGGTACAAATTACACTTTTAACAATAATCAATCTAGTGGAACTATTGTTGTTAAAAACAATTCAAGTACTACTATTTCAACCATCCAATCTGGTGGTTTTGTTGAAATAATTTTGTTAAGTAATGCAACCGCTGCTGGATCATGGGATGTACATAACTTTGCGCCATCTAATGTATCTTGGTCAACAAACACATTTGATTATCCGGGTTCAATAACCTCTGCTACATGGAACGGTAATTCTGTTGCTTATAACCGTGGTGGTACTGGTCAATCATCTGCATTTGTTGCTGGTGGTGTAGTTTATGGTTTAACAACAACTGCATTAGCTGTTACTGCTGTTGGTACATCTGGACAAGTATTAACATCTGCTGGAACAAGTGCGCCAACATTTTCATCAAATATTGATGGTGTGATTATTGGCAACACAACGCCTGCTGCTGGTACGTTTACTACGCTAAAAGCAACGACAGGTATCTCTGGAGGAACATTCTGATGACTACAGCAGGTATCTACAGCAACGTAGCTCAATCTTCAGGGTTATATGCCACTACGTCTACAACTTTTACGGCAAGCACTGCATTTCAGCTTTATGCTTTTTATGTAAGTTCTGTAGCACCTTCTACTCCTACTGGCGGTTCTTGGAATTTCTCTACCAACACTGGTACTGCTCCTACTGGCTGGACTTTGATTCCTCCAGCTAGTCCTGGAACAACGGTATGGGTATCGATTGCTTTTGTTGATTCAGCAAGTACAGCAGCATTGGTTTGGTCAACTCCCGGACAAATGTCCTACTCATTGGGTAGTGGCATTCAGGGTGGAACTTTTTAAGGAAACAACATGTCGCAAACAGGCTACACCCCTATTCAACTATATTACTCACCAACAACAACCAATACGCCTATTGCTGGTAATTTGCTTGCTGGTGAATTGGCAATTAACACTGCTGATGGAAAGTTGTTTTATAAGGATAGTTCAAATGCTGTTCAAGTATTGGCGACTAAAGCTGCGGCTGCTGGTTTGTTTACTGGAACTGGGACTATTCAAGTGCCTGCGGGTACTACTGCAAACCGTCCAACGCCTGCACAGGGCATGTTCCGCTACAACACTGATCTAACTCAATTTGAGGGCTATGATGGTTCTAATTGGGGCGGTATTGGTGGCGCACAGGCTGGTGGTGCTATTCAAGTAAACAAAACAACAGCAACTGTAAGTTATACGATAGCAAGTGGGTCTAATGGTTTTTCTGTTGGACCTGTAACTCTGGCAAGTGGCGTAACAGTCACGGTTGCCTCTGGACAACAATGGGTGGTAATCTAAATGTCAACTATTAGCGCAAGCACAACCACAACGACCGCCTACAAGGTAGCTGCGGACACCACAGGCACTCTGGTTTTACAAACCGGGGCTACACCTACTACAGCAGTTTATATTGACACGGCACAAAACGTGGGCGTGGGGGTGACTCCTAGTGCTTGGAATACAGCTAGCTATCGAGTTTTAGAGTTTCCTTACGGGGTTTCATTATTTGGGCAAACGGATGGCGCATCTGCAATTCTTGCAACTAATGGGTTTTTAAACAGTTCTTATCAATGGATTTATAAGACTACCGCTGCTGCAACATATTACCAACAAACTACAGGTCGGCATCAATGGTTCACCGCCCCATCAGGCACAGCAGGTAACGCAATCACCTTTAACCAAGCAATGACGCTTGATGCTAGTGGTAACCTTATTATCTCTAAAACAACTGGAAGCAGTATTTCATCCATTGGTGCATATAACGACACAGTAGCTAATGCCGCTAATATGTACATTGATGCTGCTGGTTATTTGCATAGATCAACATCGTCATTAAAGTACAAAAATGATGTGCAAGATGCAGTTCATGGACTTGCTGAAGTCATGTCGTTGCGTCCTGTTACATACAAGGGAAACAATAACGGAGACGCCATATTTGGAGGTTTGATTGCTGAAGAGGTGCATGAGGCAGGACTTACTGAATTTGTGCAATACGCAGAAGATGGAACACCAGACGCTTTGGCGTATGGCAACATGGTTTCTTTGTGTATCAAAGCCATCAAAGAACAACAAGCCCTCATAACTCAATTGCAGGCTGACGTAGCCGCATTACAAGGAGCCGCATAATGGCCTCAAGCATCGTACTTTCTGACAATGGCGTAACCAGCGGCTCGGCGGGCATCAAGTCCACGGGTGGCAACGATGGCGTTTTGCTTTTGCAAACTACTACGGCGGGGGGTTCCGCAACCACAGCGGTGACGGTGGACAACGCTCAAAACGTGGGCGTGGGAGTTACTCCTAGTGCTTGGCCCTCTGGTCAAGGTGCAATGCAATTAAAAAATGGTGGGTTAAGCGCATGGGCATTAGGTGGAGTAAACGGTTATATCTACTCAAACGCTTACTATGATGGTTCAAATAACCGCTATATAAACAACGGTTTTGCTAATAGCTACGCCATCAACAACGCCAATGGAATCCACGCTTGGTTCAACGCAGCTTCAGGCACAGCAGGTAACGCAATCACTTTCACCCAAGCAATGACGCTTGATGCTAGTGGGAATTTGCTGGTGGGTACTACAAGTGGATCATCAAACACAATTCAACATCCTACTCAGACACAAGGAAACGTAAATCTTAGTTTGACTAATGGAGGACAGTTTTTTGTTTGTGGTGGAGCAAATGGAAACGTGGCTGCTACGGGGTTTAGAATTCCGCTAAACAATACAACTAACCGTTCTATTAACGCTGGAGGCTCAATTAACGCTTCGGGTGCTGACTATGCTGAATACATGATTAAAGCTGGCGACTTTGCTATTGCCAAAGGTGATGTGGTTGGTATCAACGCAGACGGCAAGCTGACTAATGTGTTTGCTAGTGCTGTGACGTTTGTTGTGAAATCTACTGACCCCGCTTATATCGGCGGAGACACATGGGGTGTTGGTTTTGAAGATGACAAAGATGGCTTAGAAGCAGCTCGTCAAACCGTAGACCGTATTGCTTTTGCTGGTCAAGTTCCTGTCAACGTCACAGGCGCTACTGCTGGTCAGTACATCATCCCTGTGAATGACAACGGCGCAATCAAGGGTGAGGCTGTGAGCAACCCTACGTTTGAACAATATCAACAAACTGTCGGCAAAGTCATTGCAATTGAGCAAGACGGTCGGGCACGCATCATCGTGAAGGTGGCGTAATGATTCAATCTCTGACTGACAGATTAACGGCCCTAGAAGGAGCAGCAAAATGACTGTGACCAGCGTCTATTGGATACGCTGCCAAGACCACACTGACATGACTAGTCAGGGGTACATTGGCGTGTCCAGCAGATTTGATAGACGCATGTGGGAGCATTTCAAACTTGTCGGCAATCCTCATCTCAAAAACGCAATAAAAAAGTATGGTTGGGATGCGCTGGTCAAGTCAGAAATCTTGATTGCTGATGAAGATTACTGCCTAGATATTGAAAAGAAACTTAGACCAGATAAAAGTATTGGATGGAATTGTGCTATTGGAGGTGGTAAGCCTCCGAGTTCATTGGGTAAACGCTATAAAACAGGCAAACCACCTTGGAATAAGGGCAAGATTATGTCTGCTGAAACCCGTGCAAAGGTCAGCAAGGCGGCTAAAGAACAGTGGACAAGGCTTGGTATGCGTGAGCTGCTTTCCAACGCCAAAAAGGGCAAACCCGGGCATCGTAAAGGCATCAAACACACGCCTGAGACAATTGAAAAGATTCGACTGGCTAATACCGGGAAACCTTCAAAAAAACGAGGCATCCCAAACTCTGTTGAAACCATTGAAAAATTAAAATCAACTTTGGCTGCTAACCCTTGGACTTGCCCACATTGCGGCAAAATTGGACTTAACAAAGGTACTGGCACACGCTGGCACTTTGATAACTGTAAGGAAAAAATATCATGTCATTAGTTTTAAGTGGCAGTTCAGGTGTCACAACCAACTCAGGTACTTTGATCTCTGCTACCACCATTGGTGTTGGTGGAACAACGCCGTCTGCTTCTGGCGCTGGTGTCAGCTTCCCCGCAACTCAATCAGCATCATCTGACGCAAACACGCTAGATGATTATGAGGAGGGGACTTGGACGCCTGCTTTAACTTTTGGTGGCGGCTCAACTGGAATTACGTACACAAACAGAGGCGGCACGTACACAAAAATCGGGCGTCAAGTTACGTTGATTGGCGCGATGGTTTTAAGCAATAAAGGTTCTTCAGCTGGAGGTGCAGCTTGCACAGGCTTGCCTTTTACTGCATTGGCAATTTCTCAACCTGACCTATCGCTTGGGGTTACAGCGTGGGAAAACGCGCCTGCACAAAGCGCTGCAAACACATACAACTACATTATTCAAAATAGCGCAATTTTAAACTTTGCCAATACTGTCCATATTGATTTGGCTAACAACACAACTGTCAGATTTACCGCGACATACTTCACGGCTTAAAGGAAATAATCATGCTTACTAAAACCACCACAGTCGATCAAATCACCGTGACCGAAAACGGCATCGTGCTGTACCGTGAAGCAACACGCATCATGGAAGACGGTAACGAGATCAGCAAGACCTACCACCGCACAAGCCTAACACCGGGCCAAGACCTGACTGACCAGCCAGCTCAAGTGGTTGCAATTTGCAACGCTGCATGGACTGAAGCACTCATCACGGCGTACAAAAATGATCAAACTTGAACTCCCTGTAGACGCTGTCAACATGATCTTGGCTGCGTTGGGTGAACTGCCCTCCAAGACCAATGCTATGGCGCTCATGATGCTCATCAAAGAGCAAGCCGACCCACAAGTACCTCCTGAAGACAAGCCATGAGTGACAACTACACCCGCGCCCGTACCCCATTTGTAAACATGAGCTTTACGCCAGACGTACCAAGCAATGCCTTGGGTCCGTCAGAGTACAACAGCGGGTTGAATGTTGAAGCAGATGTTCGTGGTATCAAAAAGATCTACGGCGAACAAGAGATACTTAGCTCTATTCCAGGTAACTGCATCTTTCTTGATGGCGGTTTTAGAGGCACTACGTGGACTTATATCGCTGCCACAAAAGAAGGCAAGTGGTACAAGATCACTACAGCAGGTATATCCAACATTACTCCCGGAGTAGGTGCAAACCCTAGCGTAGCATTGTCTGGTTATACAGATGACACCAACATCACCACCTCGTGGGTTGGCAGTGTTTTCTTTATCAATGACAGCCTGCGTCCACCAATGTATTTCTTGGCTACTGCTACTGAGATCTACATTTACGACTCTGCTCCTGATAACTATGTCTGGAACTATGACGTAGGAGTCTCTGCTACTCGTGCTGAGTTTGTCAGGAACTATTCATCTCCAAACGTGGGAAACATCCTGGTTGCTGGTAATCTGACAAAGGATTACACCTCTGGTGGCACTGTTAATTACCCGACAACTATTCGCTGGTCACAGGCTTTTGCCAACACTGGTGTTCCTGCGACTTGGATGCCTACTCTCAATAACGTAGCTAACGAGCAAGAGGTTCCTGTTCGTGGTCCGTTGATTGATGGTTTCTTTTTGGGCGCTAACTTCTATCTGTGCAGCTATTGGGACACGGTTGTCATGTCTCCAATTGCCTATCAGAACTCTACAGCACCAGTATTCGGTATTCGTCTGTTTAACCAAGGTCGTGGCTTAATGCACAACAACTGTTGGTGCAATACAGACTCTGAGGTGTATGGTGTTGATAGCCGAGACATTTGGGTGTTTGACGGTTCTGATTTCCAGCCATTGGGCAACCAAAGGGTTCGGGATTACTTCTTCCGCAACTTGAACAACACCTATTCTGATCGCATGTTTGTGGTCAACAACACTCAGAAGAATCAGGTCGAGATCTATTATCCTGATCTAACGTCTACCGGGTGGTGCAACAAGATGTTGTCTTACCGCTATGACCTCAAGATCTGGAATGCTCCAAAAGACATTGCCAACGCCTGCATGGGATGCGAATCTCCTGTCTACACTGGTGGTGCATTCAAGTTTGCCTCTAGATGCGTTGCATACGGCGTAGGAGGCACTGCAAGCAGCAAGATCATACAAACAGGTCAAGGCAACTCTTTTATCAATAGCGGGGCTATAAACGCTTTGTTTGAAAGAAACAACCTTGTCCTACAGACAGAAGAGGGAGCTGTTCCTTATTCGTCCAAGGTCTATATTCACCGATTGCTTCCTGAAGTAGCTGGTTCAGGCAACCTCAACATTACTGTTGGCGGTGCTAATTCAACTGCACAAGCCGCCACGTATGGGGCTACTGAAGTTGTTGCTGTATCAACAGACAATCCTTGGGTGACAACTCAACAAAACAATGTGCGTACAGTGTCTGTCAAGGTAGAGTCTAATGACGCCACCAATGCGTGGAATTTGACCGCGCTTAACTGGCAGACAACTATCACTGAGGATGCGTACTGATGCCATTCTTTCTTGACGGCAATCCAACTCAGGGTGAGGTCTCTGAGGCAGTTAATTACTTGCTGAGTAACTTTACTCAGAACGTATCTGCTGACCCAGCCACAGGACAGATTACTGGTCCTACTGGTGAGGGTGTTGGCTATCTGTACAAGTACATTGATGTCAAATATTCTGATAGCTTTGACGGGACTTTGAACTTCAGTAATTCGCCTACAAATCGTGCTTACTACGGTTTGCGTAATGATGATCATTTAGTTGATCCAGCAGAATCAACAAATCCAGCAGATTATTCTTGGTACAAAGCAACTTTTAATTTTGGAACCACTAGGTTTTTATATTACCTGACCACTGGTGGCAGACAGATTCAATTTGCAGTAGCCACTTCTGTACCTAATTCTGGCTGGATTCAAGACAGCGGCGCTGCTATTGACCTTGATATAACCACCAAAACCAATGCAGTAGCCAACTTCGTAGTTATTCGTGTAGCCAATAACTCTGCTGCTCCAACAGATTCAGAATGTATATCTGCTATTGGTCGTACTCCAATATCAGGAGATATTTGCACTGTTAACTACAACGCTGGCATATATTCACTTACATTCAAATACACCACTGGTTGGGCTTTATTTCAAAAGTATATTACTGGTGACCTGATCGTTGCAAACAGTATTGTTGCCGCTAATATTGCAGCCGCTACCATTACTGCAACTCAGATTGCCTCTAATACTATTACTGCTGGCAATATGAGCGTTGGTCAGTTATCTGCCATATCTGTAAACCTAGGGACTGTTACTGCTGGTAACCTAATTGTTGGTTCAAGCCCTGAAATTAGCGGTACTGGAATGACAGGTTATGGAACCCATATCTATAACGATGGAAGAATAGGTATTGGTAACAGCTCAAGCAGTGTTGTTTGGGATAACAGTGCTTTGTATATCAAAGGTAATTTACAGAGCAATAACTTTGTTTCAGGTTCTACTGGTTGGCAGATCTTAAACAGTGGTGCTGCTCAATTCAATGATATTGTTGTTTCTCGAAATTTGCTGATTGCTTCAGGTACTCTTTCCGTATATGGAACTAGAACATATATGTACGGTACAACCATGACATTTAGAGGTGTTACATATTACGCCCTTGATGGTGATTTGTGGATTGATACAGGCGTTAGTTCTGACGGATGGGGTCCAAACACTTCTACGTTTGTTGCTACTGCTGGCTTAAACGCTAGTGGCGTGACTACATATTATCCAGTTGGTAACCCAGGTTACGTTAACTTTTTAATTGAAGTGGTTGATTTGAACTACGAATGGAGATGGTTTGGTGGCGCTACTATTTGGGTTAAAGTTGTTTTATGGGCTACTTTAACTGGTGGCGCTGATTCATTCAACCTTAGTTATTACGGTCCAGGCGGCATTGATTGGAACTTATACAAGGTAACATAATGTACGTAGTAATAACACAAGAAAATTTCTTTGTTTCTCGTTTGGAAATGACAACGCCAGAAGACTTACTTCGTCCAGATGTTATTGAAACTCCAGACAGGTCTGATTTGACTACTGCTTTTCAATATGTAAACAACGAATGGATTGCTCCAGAGCCTCCCCCACGGGACCCTGAAGCTGGTCCACCAAGAAATTAAAGGAACAATCATGGGTGGATTCTCAGCACAAGTACAGCAACCTCAGACTGATCAATCTAATCAGTCTATGGGTAAAGGCGGTGGTCAACATGATTACTCTCCTATTCAACAACAAGCTCCACAGCCTATGGGCAAGGGTGGGGTTCAAACAAACTCAGCAACCTCTGGTCAACCTAGAGCTGGAATGCCCAATCAGTACTCCAATACTGTCGGACAGTGGGATAATGCACGAATACAACCTCAACAGCCACAATATGGCGGGAAAGGCAAAGGCCAATAAATGGGAATTTCATTTGGCGGTGGGTCTTCTAGTGGCTCACAACAAGCGCAATTAACACCAGAACAATCTGCATTACTGAAAGCCCAAACTGGGTTTTTAACTAATACTGCTTTTCCTGCTTACCAACAAACCATTGGTATGGCTGGTGGCGCTTATAACCAAGCTCAACCTGCATCTATTACTGCTGCCAATACTGCTATGGATGTGGCTGGTCAAACTGGTGCATTACAACAAGCTGGTGGCACACAGGCTTATGGAGCTGGTTTACAAGGCCAACAAGGGCTTGCAGGTTATCAATCAGGTCTTGGTAAAGGTTTAACAGGTCAAGGCGCTGCTGGACTTTCATCGCTGTTCAATCCTCAGTACGAACAAGGTCAGGTTCAAGCCGCACTTCAAGCAGGCCGTGAATCAGCTCGTGAATCTCAGGCTGGTCAGAATGCTATGTACGGTGGTGCAGGTGGTCTAGGCAGCTCTCGCATGGCTTTGGCTGATGCAAACCTGTCTAGTCTGAATGCTCAACGTCAATCTACTGCTGCTGCTGGCGCACAAGCCCAGGTTCAAGCCAACAAGATGGCTGCTGGACAAGCTTTACTGGGTGCTGGACAAGGAGCTACAAGCCAAGCTGGTCAATTGTTTGGCAATCTTGCAGGTCAGGGTGCTGCTGGCTTGGGTGCTGCCAATCAAGCTGCTGCTGCTCGTATTGGCTACGGTCAAACACCTCAAGACTTGGTGTCCAAATACGCTTCCGTTATTTACGGCACACCTCAAGCTTCTACTACGCCTAACTTTGCTGGTACTCAAGGGACTACAGGTCAGAGTAGCAGTAAAGGTGGTGGATTTAAAATCTAAGGAACAATCATGGCAGATAGTCATCCGTTTGCAAATGCTGGCCTTGGCATGTTTGGTGGCCCTGAAAGGCAATACGCACAACAAGGAATGTCTGGTGGCGATGGCAAACCTGGAGCATTAGGAAAGCTCTTGGGTAAAGGACTTGATTGGCTTGCTGATCAAATGTCCAATCAAATTCCTCCACAAGGATCTGTACCCGCTCCTGAAAACACTAACAATGTTGTCGCGCCACAACCTATACCTCCAGTAAACTATGGTTTTAGTGAAAGTTTGAATATGCCTCAAGCAAATGCGCCTGTTGTTCCATATTCTCAAACAACACCTTTAAGTACAGAAACAACAAATCCTACTGAAAATAATCAATTTACAGTTGGTGGTTATCGCAAGTTCTTACGTCCTCAAGGATTTGGAACACCGCAGCAATAAGGAAACATCATGGCAGAACAACAAGCAGTCGCAGTACCAGCACGATTTGAAGGTGGTGCTGTAGCCGTTCCTCCTCCTGATTTTGCAAATGCTGATCGAACAATCAAGCGTGAGTTTGATTTCAATGGTTTAACTGACAGAATTAAAAATGTTGGTGGTATTTCTGCGCCATTTCAACGACTTGAGGTTGCCAAAACTTTACAAGAAGTACAGCCAGAAACAAGCGTTTTAAAAGCCATAGCCCAAAAAATGATGGGCGCTACTGATGAGCAAGCACGTTTGTTTGCTACTCAAGGTCGAATTGTTCCTAAAGTTGTTTATGACGTAAACGGTAATGCAATCCTTGCTAAGTTTGCAGAAAACAGTCCTATTCCTGTTGAAGCTATTGATGTAAACACGAATTCACCTCTTGATTTAAAACAATGGACAGACCGCAAAGGTAATGAGTTCTCTAATTACAAAGAAACATTTGGTGGTTTGGCATCAAAGATTCAAGTTGAAAAACGTGCCGCTGATAACGAAGCGGAAGCTGCAATTACAACTTTAAAAGAAGCTGCTGCTCCTCAGTTGTATAACTTGCACAGCAAACAACGTGAAGCATATGCCAAGCTTGGATCTGTTGCTGGATTAAGCAATCAAGAGTTAAATGAATTGGCATCTATGAGTACAGGAACAGCTACTTTTAGCCAATCATTGAGTGATGCGTACAACACAATGAAGCAAGCTCAAAAAGATCAAAACACAAAAGATGCTTTGCAAAAAAGTGGCAAATTGAATTGGGCTACTGGAATTCTTTCTGGCGCTTTTGGAATAACCAAAGACAAAGTAGAAAGTGCTGGCAGTTCTGATTTGGATCAGTTGTATAAAAATGCTAGTTCTGGTCAAGGACTAGAGAATGGTTATAACCAAACACAAAAGGAAGCTTTCAAATCTGCTTGGTATCGCCGTCTTGATGATAACGGCAAAAAACTTATTGAAGATATTTTTCAGCGTTCAAAAAACATTGATCAACTGACAGCTCAATCTACCAAGATGGGTGACTTAGTTATTGCTCCAACACCATTTAATCCTGAAATTCTTCAACAGGCTGGATCTGGTGAATTGCAAGCAACGATTGGTGAATTTAATGCTGAAGTAAGTGATGCTTTTGCCAAATGGCGCAAAGCTCAAAACTTTCCAGCATCTGCAATGCCTACTTCTGGTGAATTACAGGCTGCATTTACGAGAACAAAAGAATATACAAATCTTCAAAGCAAGTATGACGGCATTCTTGATGATGTTGAGAAACGCGCACAAGAAAACATTGAGAAGCATAAGAAGTCAAACAAAGAAACTAAAGCTACTATTGGTGGAATTGGTGTTGCTCCTGCAAGCGGTGCTGAAATTAAAGCAAACAAGATCACTAGAGAAATTGCACCTCCTTCTACGGAAAACAAACCTAAACCTTCGTCTGAAGATCGTGTAAAAGCTTTAGCTGCTGAGATTGCAAAAAGCTTAAACCCAAACAAACCAAAATAAGAGGTCACCATGTCTGATCCTTACTATTTAAGAAAAGCAAACATTGATGATCTTGATCTCAGCAAGTATGAGAAAGATTACAAGCCAGAAGAATTGGCTGCTGTAAAAGAAGCCTTAAATGCTGAAAAGCAAAAGCATGAAGAACAGTTCAATAATCTTCCGTTTGCTCAACGTGCAAAATATCATGCTGCGGATGTTATTGACTATGCTCAACAAAATCCAGAAGCATTCCTTGGTATTCCTGCTGCCGCTGTTTTGTTTGGCGCTGGGAAAGTTGCAGCTGAAAAAGGATCAGAAACAGCAAAGAAAGTACATGGCTCATTAAGAGATTTCATGTCTTCTAAAACAGCGGATGAAGGACTTCTAGCTACTCAACAAGCTGAAAAGAAAGTTAATCCAACGGTTGCCACACCTGAACAAACAATTGCGCCACAACCAGTACAAACTGCTGAAAAAATAATTGCTTCTGCCAAACCAAATCTTCCTGTTGGCGTGACTGCTGAAACAGAGGTTGGCAAAGCACCTAAAGACATGGGGCTAGTTGAGCGTAGTGAGCAAAACAAACTTTCTAAAGAAGTTTCCGCTGCTGCTCCTAAAGGCAGTGCGCCTGCGCCTGCTACACCCATAACAGGAGCAATCAATCCAGAAGATCGTATTCCTAACTATATGACAGGTAAAACCAAAAAAGGCGGCGCAATTGAATATAAAAATAAACAAGGATCAGATGTAATTGGAAAAGGTGGTTGGAATTGGTATCAAAGTCAAATGGGGCCAAAGGCAGAAGAAGAATGGTTGCGTCAATTTGGCAGAACTAATCAAGAGTACAAAAATGTAACTCAAGCTGTTAAAGAAGGGCGTTTGCAGGGAGCGCCTGTCGTTGAAGGTAAAGGTGGTAAATTCCCAAGAGAAACTACTGTACCAAGTTACATCAAAGGAAATGCTTCATTAAAGGGAATGGCTTCTCTTGCCGCAACTGCTGGATTACTTGGCATAGCAGGTTCACAAAAAAGCCAAGAAGCTATGGAAAGGGCTAGTAAAGCCATCAAAGACATTGGTATATCTCCTGACATATTTGCTGGAAAAGGTGAAGAAATTGGTCGCCTTGGCAATGCTTATGTGTCTGCTGGTAACCCGTCATATCAACGTGAACTGTTGCAAAAAATAGAATCTACCAACGACCCTGAATACAAAAAGCTGTTGCAAACAGAACTGCAAAAGATTGGGTATTCTGGCGGCGGTCGTGGTATTGCTCCTCCTTCTGCTTATCAGAGATAACTATGCAAACTACACAAGAAACGACAACCGCTGTTGTCGCTAAAGCCGCTTTGCCTGTCGGTGTTTCTATAGCCACTATCTTTGGCTTTCCAGTGAGTGATGTGCTTGTCTGGTGTACTCTAATCTACACCATGCTGATGATCATTCACAAAGTCTATTTGATGTACAAAGACTTCCGCAAATAATGTGGACCCTATCTCGCTCTTACTCATGGCACAAAGTGCCGTTAGTGCTATTCGCACTGGTTGCCAGTGGTTGTCAGAGGGTAAAGCAGAGATTGACAAGTTCAAGAAAACCGTTGAAGGAGGCGTCAAAGATGCCCAAGCAATCTACGGTCAAGTCACAGGACTTTGGGGATGGGTTAAAGGACTTTTTGGAGGCAATGCAAAAGCTAAAAGCGCACCAGTTGCCCCAGCAGAGTCCAAGCCTGTGGCGAAAAAGGAAAAGCGTGTTGCCGAACCAGAACTTTCCTACGAAGAATATCAAGCAAGATCAGTCCACGAGATCTGCGAGAACCTTAAAGTCTATTTTGAAGCCATAAGAGCTTTAAAAGCACATTGCAGACAGCTTGAAGAACAATCTTTGACAACAGAAAAGGTAGCTGACAGTGCAATTGATCGTATTGAATTGGAGTGGCAGATGAACCAGTTGGCTGTGCAGGTCAGAGAAGCAATGGTCTACACCCCTGAGTCATTGGGTCTTCAGGCTTTGTACAAACGGTTCCTTGAGATGTATGAGCAGATTCTTGAAGAGCAGGAATTTGCTCGTGCTACCAAAGAGAAAAAAGAGCGTGATTTGGCATGGCAACAAGAACACCGCAAAGAAATACTAACGTACAAGCTGATTTACGCAGTAGTAGTGTTCCTCGGTCTGTTGGAAATAGCTGGACTGTATTTCACTCTATGAAGGAATTCTGGTTTTGGATGATCATCGTTTCTCTTTTGATCGCCTGCATCATGGTCCTGTCTATCATGATCTTTCATGTCGAGAAGCGCATTAACAAAGCAGATGCAATCATTCTGCGGTTAGAAGAAAAGGAAAAGAAACGTGAGAAAGCTCGTATTGATCCTAAGCCTGATGCTGATGGGATGTGAAGACCGTTATCGCTATGCCTGCCAAAACCCTGATAACTTTGCCTTGGCTGAATGCCAGAAGCCTCGTTGCTTGTTTACCCAAACGTGTCCTGAGTACCTTGTAGCCCCAGTATTGGAGAAGAAAATTGATCCACCAGCACCACAAGCATCGTCTGTCAACTGAAGAGGTAGAGACATACATCTGGGGTTTTGTGGTGATCATGGTCACCCTTATCCTGGCTGGCATCGTCTTCGCCTTGCTGTACTCGGTGACGTTTGTTGTTCAGCCAATCAAGTCAATGGCTCCGATTGACATTGCGTACACCAAGATGCTCAACGACATCGTTTTGTTGGTAGTGGGGGGTATCGGTGGGGTAATGAGCAAGAAAGGCGTTCAAGCGGCATCTAGTGCCTTTGCTGGACCATCTACACCTACGCCAGTTGTTGCTGCTCCAACAGTAACATCATCTGCTTTGCCAACATGGGTGAATCCTCCTTTGGACGAGTCTTGGACGCCACCACCTCCTCCTACTACACCACCTACTCACTTGGAGTCTGATGATGAACGAGCAGCCCTTGCAGCCGCCAGACTGGAGTCCAAATAATGCCGAACCCTTGGATGATCATTGGAGCTATCGTTGTGTGCATCTCTGCATATTTTTACGGTCACCATGCAGGTTATGCGAAAAGAGATCAAGAGATGCAGGCACAGATAGCACTCAAGAACGAACAGGCTCGGCAAGCAGAAACCAAGCTGAATGAGCAGATTAACCAAACGTCTACAGAATTGAAGGAGGCCAACGATGCCATTGCTAAAAAACAGTCTGATCTCAATCGTCTTATTAACGCTGGCAGGGTGCGCCTCCCCACCCCAGGTTGTGTTCAAGCCAGTACAAGTACCCCCGCTGCCCCCGGAAGTGTCTCCGATGCAAGCGAATCTGACAGAGAGACTCTCCAACTTATTGCTCAACTCGCAGCCGAAGGCGACCAAGCAATCAACAGACTCAACGCCTGCATTGCAGCCTACGAAAAAGTGAGGACTACAGTAAATGGTCAATAGCACTCAACTTGCCAAGCTGCATATCTCTGCCGACTGGGTTGATCCTTTGAACGAGACATTCGCTCGATTCAATATTCTTACTCCTAATCAACAAGCTGCTTTCATTGGGCAATGTGGTCATGAATGCGGTCACTTTCGAATACTTGAAGAGAACTTGAATTACAAGGCCGCTACTTTGATGCGTCTGTGGCCCAAGCGTTTTCCTACTTTGGAGATTGCAAATGCTTATGCAGGAAACCCCAAGAAGATTGCCAACATGGTCTACGCTTCACGTATGGGCAATCGTGATGAAGCTTCTGGTGATGGTTATCGTTTTCGTGGTCGGGGCTGTATTCAGCTTACTGGGCATGCTAATTATTTCCATGCTGGAAAAGCGCTCGGCGTTGACTTCGTGATGGAACCAGATCTGGTAGCTACACCCAAGTACGCTGCTATGACCGCTGGGTGGTTTTGGGACACACACAAGATCAATGCCCCGGCAGACGCCAATGACACAACCAAGGTCACCAAGATAATCAATGGTGGGACTATTGGTTTAAACGAGCGTGTAGCCCTTACACAGCAGACTCTAGCCGCCTTAATGGGGTAGCTCTGTTATCAGATAGGGGTAGCCAAGCTCTTTGCGGTAGGCATTGAGCGTTTTTTCTTGCTTCTCTATCATCATGTAGAGGAACCGTACTTCGTCCGTTACATCTGTGGATTCAATTACGGTCCCCTTATCATCTCTGCATAACAGCACGTAGGTCCAAGTGTTCATAGCTCAATGTTTATCATGACAAACACAACAGCCACAACAACCACAACTCCTATAGCTGCTACAGCCGCAAAGATAAGTGCAGTTTCAATCATTTGGGCATCCCTGCTCTGCTAAAGATCATGAAGTCCAATGGCTTGAGAGACAATGGTGTTGCCTTGGGCGTGTAGTTAACCTTGCCGTGATCTGGGTTAGCCAGACGTTTTTTTCTGGTTACCTCTGCCATTGCTATCTTGCCCTTGGTAGACATGATTTGTTCTTTCATCAGGTTTGGATAAAAGGTCTTGATGTAGTCGGGGTGGAATGCGTTCATGTTTGTTCCCATTGTGTTTTTAGTTCTCTATGTGCCTGAATAACAGTTTTAAAAGTTTTTATGATTTCTGGAGCGCCGTTTATTTGAACAATTCTTCCATTGACTACATAACTCATTTTTGACAACACCAAAGAAGAATTAGCTAGATCGTTACAGAGATCCAATAGCTCTTCTTTAGTCATAGTGCTACCCATTCTCTTTCTTTGCGACCTGAGTTAGAGGTCACTGTTTTACCTGTTAAATCAACCATTCCAAGCTTTTTCATCTCAGGTAGTCGCCGTGCTATCTGATTTCCATCCATGACTGCGAAATAAGCTATACCGTCTTTGCCAAGCGGTCCGAACTGTTGCAGTACTTGATGAATCTTTTCAAAGTGTTGTGGTGCTGCATGTTCAATCTCAACAGCAGCTTCTTTGCTTGTTTCTGGGTCAGTCTTACGTGCCCGAAAGATGTCTAGAAATTTCATATCTATCCTTTCCTTCCAACGTTCCAATTCATTACTATCCAATCACGATGACAGCGTTTTACAGCCATCATCTTTTTTTGGTGATCAAAGTTGCAGTCATCACAGACGTTTGCTGGTTCTTTGACGATTCTGGCTAGATGCAGCCACTCAAGATACTGTTTGTAACTTGCAAAGCAATCAGGCCATAAGATGTTTTTGTTTGGGTTCATAGTGTTGGGGGAATTCACAAAGAGATTTAACTGCATGAACTCCCCCGTCTATCACTTCTTGTTGCGTGATCCTGCTGGGCGACCACGTTTGACAGGCGTCCTTAATTTGACAAGCTCTTTGGTAAACAAAGCATCAGCCTGCTTAACAATGTCATCACGAACAATTGGCCTTGGAACCAAGCTGTCCATAAAGTAACCAATCTCACCAATGCTGCCACTGTCTGGGCCTTCAACAGTCACTGTAAAACCATGCTTTTCAATAGTCAATTTCATTTCATTACTCCTAAATCAAAATGGGGCATCACTTTCCATGTCAATCACGCTGTTGCCACGGCGTGTTGGCTCAGAGATTTGACGGGCGGTAGGTCGTGCTTCATTGGCTTTTGACAGCACAACAGCGTTGAACTTTTCATTGGCATAGATGTAGTTAAACCATTTGCCGTTGTCCATCTTTTTGGAGGGGTACTTAACAAATTCACCCTTGGAGCCGGACATGATGCCGCAGCCTTTGATGGTGATAAATGGTTCAGCGCCCTCTTTGGATGCCAACATTAAGTTGAAAGAGGGGTACTGTCCCTCTTTCCATTCGATTGAGATTTCCATTGTGTTCCTTTAAACAGGTTTTGCTTTTTTGATCGCTGATCGAATACCAGCGTCCATCTGATTGGATAACCAGATCTCTTGGTCTGACTCAAGTGCGCTTTCCTTGATCATCAGATATGCTTCTAGTGCTTTGCCTGCCTTGACCAGATCGGTGCAGGACTGAGCCATATCGCGCAGAAACTCTTTATCTTCTTCAGGCAGGTCTTCGCCAATGTTGCCACGGGGGGTAACTACTGGACCTGGGCCTTTGCGTTTGACATCACCATCTTCTGGCAGATCCTCACCAGCATAGATGTACAGGCCAAGACCGTGCAAGCTCAGTGCTTTGGTCATACAACGCATGATTGCTGTGTTGACTGCAAAGGCATCAGGATTGACGATGGCCTTATTTTTGTAGTCCATCACCGGGAGCTGACAGGTCATAGGCTTGCCAAACATAGTAACT